TCGCTACGAAAGCCCGCATAATGGCTATATTGGCATTTATGGCGATGTCGCTACTTAACAGACCGGACAGCATAGCGACGCCTTTTCTGTAAAGGCATACGGCATTTTACGGACACCGCCCCAACTTGATGTCACAATTTGTGATTTCAAGTTTGCAAATTCCTGATTTGTAAGTTGGAACATAAAATCGGGCGGGAACCGTTTACTATTCCGTTTTACTGCCTGATTGAGGGCACTTGTTGTCACTTGGTACAACTCCGCCAAATCCCTATCCAGCATTACCCGCTGGCCTCGGATTTCGTATATCCTGCTTTGTAGCGTCGTCAGTTCCATAACAGCGACTATTATTCCCTCTCCTTTACCTCCAGCACCGTCCCGCATTTCGGGCAGGTGATTGTGTTCGATGGCTGGGGGGCGAATAGCTCCGGAACCGATACCTCAAGCGCGGCGGCGATTCTTCGCAACGTCGTGATGGTGGTATTTCCGTTTATTGCTTTCGATAATCCGACCCTGGAAATGCCTATTTTTTCGGCTAAATCCTTTTGCGTTATCCCCTTACTTTTGAGAATCTCGGCTATTCTAAATTCATTATCCATAATGTAAATATATTGTTATACGATGCAAAGATATAAATTATACTTAATGTATGCAAATTGTTGTGTAATGATTAAAAAAAGTTGTCAAAATATTTGCACGTATGAATAATTATTGTTTACTTTGCATTGTCAAAAGATAACAACAGGTTTACAACAATGAACACTACCGCTTACAATCAATTCGCAAAGGAGATCGCCCACTACATTAACTACCACTGTGACGGAGAAAATAAGGGCTTCGAGATCGAACACGAGGGATTCACGGCTTCTGTAAGCTATAAGGCCGAAATCAGAGAGGATGCCGGGGATTATTGGACGGCTCCGAGCTGGGCAATAGAGAAAGAGCGCACGACGGTAGCGGCCGTATGGGATGAACAAGGGAACGAATACCCGGAAATCGCAGAGGCTTTGCAAGTGCTGTTAAACTAACGAGGGGAACCGGGGCAGACTCAACCACCGCCCCGCAAACTCGAAAAACAAGTTAAATAAACAATTTAATACAAACAATGAAAAGAAACGATTTACAAATGATTATGCGCCGGGCGTGGACAATTGCCCGGACAACGGGCAAGACCTTCAATATCTGCCTTGTCAAGGCTTGGAGCCTTTACCGCCTGACGCAGCGTATGCGGGCGGGTGTCGTTCGGTTCGCCTATGAGAAAGCCGACGGGACATTACGCAGGGCGGCGGGTACGTTGCACGAAGTGGCGGCCACGATCAAGGGCACCGGCCGACCAAATGACGCTCTAACGATTCGTTATTACGACGTTGAGGCCGACGGCTGGCGCTCGTTCAAGGTAGAGAATTTCGTAACGGTATATTAAAACCCGCCCCAGCCCTTGCGGTTTCAAGAAAAAGGGCTATATTTGCACTATCCTAAATTCTACATGATATGATTATTTTCGACGTACAATCTGCCGTCTATGGTGTGGGTAGCGGAAACGCCCCAGCGCTTCATGTAGAGCGTAGGACACCTAATGACGGCTTTTTATTTATCCCAAATCTACATGTTACACTCTCAAAAACCGGGCACGCCCGTGCCCGCCGTCTCCGTCGTATCTGACGGAATCCATCGCCCCAAAATGGGCGATATTCAAACTCTCCCGATTAGCGCCAACACCCGTAAATGGCTGTCTGTATTAGATGCGGCGTACACATTGTACGCGGCATTTAACAAGGCACCTACAGAATCCATCCCGAAACGCGGTGATCCATACTGCGAGGTGAACCGCTCACTCGATGTGATAATCTCCACGCTGGAGAAGTTTTTCCTGCATTATTCTCTAATGTCCGACTTGGACCAAAATTGTAACCATTAAACAGCTAACGATCATGATGAAGAATAAAACCGTTGGTAACCTTGCTAATATCCAGGTTTACCGCGACGAGGTTCACAGGGCGGCGGGGCAAGCGCCCGAAATTACTTATTATCTCGGTTGGGGAAAATATGATGTACTGCAAGGCGATCCCCTTACTTTCGAGGAGTTAAAAGCCCTTCACGCCCTTATGGGGCGTGTAATCGAACAGAATACAACAACCGAATAACAACTACGACGATGACAGATATAACACTGATGAAAACGAACGATTACCGTCTGGACGGTGACACCGAAACGTGGAATCTCGCTTTGGGCGGCAATGATTTTTCCACTATGGACAACGATGACCTTGCCCGTCTGCGGGATATGATTGACGAAGTGTTGAATGAGGGGAAAGGAGGTGCACAATGATTTACGAACTCTCTTTTGACGGCTATCGGCTGGGGTTATTCCCCACCGAGGCCGAGGCCGTCCACCGGGCGGCCTACCTGCCGAGCGGGTGCTATACGATCCGCGAATGGACCAAAGACGGCGAATTTTTGATATTCGATCCGTCAGTTAATTTAGAACGTGAAATAAACAAATAAAATACAAAGATTATGAATAAGATGTGTGTGAATAAAAGAGCAGATATAACGCTGATCGGATCGGCTTTCGAGGCCGCAGGTTTCCGTTGTGTCCGGATCCGCACCGAATGCGAGGCCGAGCACCGCACAAAAGGTGGTGATCCCCGTCGGCACGGGATGCTGGTTCTCGACGGTGACCGAGTGATATTGGAGGTATTGCGGTCGAGACCGACTAAAAAAGATAATCAACTCACAATCCCGCCTCAATCATGAACCGAGAAAATGACATATCGAACCGTACCCTATTTTTGATTCGGTCGGTTTGAAATGATAAACAGAAAGCCGAGTTCCCTCGGCTTTTTACATTCTCGCATCATATATCTTTTCTACATTCAGCTCCGTTCCGGTCAATGTAAAATATATATTCTGGAGCTGGTGCAGATACTTTATGGGCACATCCACATTGCAATCGTCGATTTCGTCTTCCACCTGCCAACAGAACCCTTCTTTTTTAGGAGATAAGCATATCACACGGGGGATGATATAGTAGTCAAATCGTTGGTAACAGTCGCTAAATTCTTTCTCAAAGCCGCATTTTTCCAATAACGTTGGAGTCAAACGTATAGGCCTAACATCTCATAATACTACTTTATCTAAAATCTCATGATAAAATCCGGCTTCCTTAATTAGCATCTCACCATGAAATAACGTCATGTCTGCACGCGTAATTTCTGCAATATACCCAATTCGCTCAAGATGGGGGTTATACACTAAATTGCCTATTCGAAATGATCGAATATTCAGAGACGGTTCCATATTACATTTCATATTCTAAAACGCATCGAATTCGATGCGTTTATTACTTTAGTTTCATTTGTGTTTTTAAGTTGAGAACTATTTATTCCTCCTCGTTTGAGGTGTCGCATGTAATCGGTTTCGTCGATTTTACCGCTGAAGTAAGGTGCGCTGTTTCGGGTGGCGGATTGTCGGGCAACGTTCCGAGGTATTGCCGAGCGTTGAGGGGTGATACGACAGAGTGTCCGAGTTGGCTTTCGAGTTGTTGTCGGGCAACTTTAGCTACTGTACCGCCCCGTTTGGCGACGTTGGCGTTGGCCTTGAAACCTATTGGATTTTCGTTTCGGGAAAGTTCGGTAGCAGAGGCCTCGGCCAATGAGTTCAACAGCAGTTCGACATTGGTCATATTATCCCGCAGGTTCTCCTTTTTCAACCCCTTGTAACGTTTGTAGGCTTTCGTGGTACGTCCGGCCCACTCCTTCGTGATAATGTCCGTAAGGGTGGCATATTGCGTTCCATCAACGCCCCCGCGTTTCCACTCGTCAGTGAGAAGTTTACGGACTTCGATACTTTTCAAGCGTTGGTTAATCCATGTATCCGAATATCCAAGGCGTTTATAATCGGCTACGGCCTGCTCAATAGATAACTCAGGGTCTTGCATTTGGTCGAGGCGGTCGCTTGCCACCTGCGCCATCCATTGCTTGAAAGGCTCGGCTTTCTGTGACGGAATCGACTGGATAATCCGCAGGACGGTTTTCACATCTCCGGCCAGCGTCTTGCGCATCACTCCCGTTTCTGACCTCATGGCTATCTGGGGACAATTTGTCCCCACGAACGAGGCGAGCGCTTCATCCCGCTTGCGCATCTTCTTGAAATAATCGGTCGGATTCACGGTGTCCGTCAGAGCGGAGATCACGTCGAGAACGGAAAAATACCACGTCTCCGTCCGCTCGTCCCAAACGGTGCGCACCTTGCGGTCCTCGAACAACTGTATGGCCTGCTTTTGTGTCATAGGAATGTAGTTTTATTTATTCCTTTTCTTTTACCTCCAGCACCGTCCCGCACTTCGGGCAGGTGATTGTGTTCGTCGGGTACGTTGCTACTCTTCCGCCTTTTGCTCCGCTTGTTGGAATCCAATTTTGCGGGCGGGTTTGCGTGCCTGCGGTATCTTGACCGACAACGCCGCAATAGCGTTGTAGATATTATCAAGCTCCTTGCGCATATCTTCCGACAGATCGCTGACCGCCTCGGCATTGTCGGCGTCCACCCGCTCCAGTAACGCCAGTTTCGCCCGAATTTCGGCCAACTCGGCCGTTACTGTCGTCGTGGTCGTGATGTAGTTCCGCATCGCTACGAAAGCACGCATAATAGCGATACTTACTTGTATGGCAACGGAGCTTTTCAAAACAGCCGATAACATAGAAACGCCTTGCTCGGTAAACGCATAGGGGTTGCGGCGTAAACCCATCGTGATGGAATTGGTTATCACAATTTGTGATTTCCAATTTTCAGTTTCGGCATCTGTCAGTTGAAACATGAAATCGGGCGGAAAGCGTTCGATATTACGCTTTACCGCTTGATTGAGAGCGCTTGTTGTTACTTGGTACAATTCCGCCAAATCACGGTCCAGCATCACCCGCTGGCCCCGTATTTCGTAAATCTTGCTTTGGATAGGTTGTAGTTCCATGGGTAGGTATCGTTGAGGTTATTCTGCCTTGATGGTTATCGACTTCCCGCAATGCGGGCACGTGATTGCTCCCTCTTTCGAAGCGGCGAAAAGTTCCGGCACTTCAACACCCAAAATATCGGCTATTTCTTGCAATCGTTTTAACGGCGGATTTCCGTTGTCACCAATTGCAATACTTAACCCCGTTTCAGTCATTCCGAGACGCGCCGCCAACTCTTTTGCGGTCATTCCTCGTTCCTTCAATAATTCTTTAACTCTCATTTTGACGTATTATTTGCCACAAATATATTGATATTCATATAAACAGCAAAAAATTTTAGTGTCAATTAAATTTTTATCTCAAAATATTTGCATTATATCAAAATATCATTTATATTTGCACCAAAAAATCAAAACAACAATTAAACAATACGGCCATGAAACTCTTAACTAAAGCAATTGAGAAGCAGTTGGCAAAGTACCCCATTTATTCACAAGATGGCAAAGGCGGCAAGGCACAGGTCATCTGCAAGTTCTTCAACCCCTGCGGCAGTCAGACGTGGTACATTCTCGAAGGCGAGAAGCAAGACGACGACTACATTCTCTTCGCATTGTTAGACAATATGGGCGAGCGAGAATATGGTTATGTGTCACTGAATGAACTTCAACGCGTTAGAACTCGCCCCTTTGGTCTTGGCATCGAAAGAGATATGTATTTCACACCTTGCAAAGTCAGCGAAATCAACTAATTGATTTATTGAATAAACGTCTAAAACAATAGAACTATGAACGCATTTGCATTTAAAGTGATCGACGCAATCAATCGTGATGGTATGGACAATGGCAGCTGGGGTCTTGTCAAAGACGTAGATAATACTGTCGCCTATTTCGGCACCAGAGAAGAAATCGAACTGAAAGGCCAGTGGGCGTACATCTATGCAGAGAAAGACGATACACTGTCTTTGCAACTCGAAAAAATCGAACCTACGAGAGTTCTGCACGTTGAAGATTGTGAACTGCTGCTCTACTACCTCGACGAATAAAGCCGTTCGGGCGGCTATAAACAGACCTCAGGCCCGAAGCGTGGCGGCACCTGCCGCCGGTGGTAAAAATGAAAGATATGAAAGACATAAAAATTGGCGACCCGGTGAGATTCGGACGCAATACTGGTGAATATCGAGGACAGTTCGATAAACTGAATATCGCAATGGTACTCGTTGGCAATAGGCTGTATTATGTTACATTTGAAAAAATTGAAAAGCTATGAAGACAAGAAAATCCTTCAAGGTGAACAGAGAGGCTGCGATCAAAATCGCAATGAACACAAACGGCATATCACGAGAGATCGCCAAGAAATACACAGACAGCGAGTTGAAAGAGTGCTTGCGACTACTCAAACTAAAAACCAACTTTTAACCTATATAACAATGAAACGAACCGACCTTTCCATCATCATGCGCACGGCGTGGCAGATGTGCCGCGCGACGGGTGTAACCTTTGCTGAGTGTCTGCATAAGGCATGGCAGGTGTTCAAATTGAAGATAAAGATGCGCGCGGGCATCGTGCAGTTCTTCTACCTCAAATCGAGTACGGGTGAATTGCGACAGGCATTCGGTACGCTTAAGGACGACTTATGCCCCGAAACAAAAGGTGACGACCGTAAGCCTAACAAACACCTCGTAACCTATTACGATACGGTTGCCGAGGGCTGGCGGTCATTCAGAATGTTCAACTTTGTAAAAGTTATATAATATATGAAACCAACGATGTACGTAGAAAAACGCAGCGATTTGACATTACTCAAAAAGGCATTCGAATTGACGGACGCGACATGTCACCGCACGCGGCTGAAGTGTGGGTGTAAAGCCTACAAAGGTGCAGACAACAATCGCGACAGCCTATTGATCGTCAAATATGACGCAGTAGTGCTTGAGATTATCCGCTGCAAAGGGTGTGTGAAGAAAAGACCTTAAAAATTGCAGCTCTCAATAAAAAATCGTATTTTTAATAAATAATTCAATAGTAAGATTTGCATAATGTGCCGAACGTGTCCACTTTTGCATCGAACAGATATATGCGGGGTAGTGCAGAGGTTACCACGGCGGGTTAGTGTCCCGCAGGCGCAAGTTCGATTCTTGCCCCCGCTACTAATGAAATTTACGGCTATGAAAATTTTAACGCTTATCATCAAACAAAAATGGTTCGACGCCATTTTGTCGGGTGAAAAAACGGTCGAGACCCGCGAAGTACGCCCGACCAACACGAAATACATTTCATACCGAGACAACAACACAGGCAAAGTCTACAAGAAAGACAGTGACGTGCCCGAATCGGCGTGGGACAGCGAGAAGGGCGTTGATACGGTTATCAACCACTACGATGCCATACAGTTCTGGGTAGGTTACGAAAAGAATCGCCCCGGCGCGCTGGTCGAAGTCAAAGGCGTCGAGCTGGTAGATGTTTGCGACGAAGAGACGAAAGAGCCGATTGTGTACGAGCACAACGGTAACGAATATACCATGACCGAGATCGACTACCACCTCGGCAAGGTAATCGAGAAAATGAATTGTTAAACCCTTAAAATCATTGCTGCACTCGAAGACGAAGACAAAAAACAGCAACTCAGCTTGACGCGCAATACAGCCGTATAACGAGTGAATTGCGACGCCGCACGCCTAATCCTGCTGTAGGATTAAGTAGCCTCGCAAATATGAGTGGCCGAAATGGTGTTATTGCGAATAGGTATGCAAGGGCGACCAGTGCATATACAAGAGCTAGGCAATCTGCCGCCCGAGGCCTTTCCGTAGGTTAAATCATATTGTCAAACTTCTAAAATTCAAGCTGCACTCGAAATTCAGTAAGAAATCGAATCAATCGGACGACAGGCGCTAGCCGTGTTCGTTATCGTGCAGTAGGCGGTCGTGCGACGAATCGTGCCGGTCGTGCACGCGACATTCGCGCCGCCTTTGGCATGGCAACAGGTTAATCATGACCCCGATAGACCATGCAAACGAAGTGATTGCCTCTGTCCGTCAAAAAACGGACAGGGCGATCCTTTTTTATTCATGTGGCAAAGACAGCGAGGTATTGCTCGACCTAATGGCTCCGCACTTCAAAGAGATCGTTTGCGTGTTCATGTATTTCGTCAAGGGCCTCGACCACATTGACAACTATTTGCGAGCAGTCAAAGCTCGTTATGCCAATGTTACCATACTGCAAGTCCCCCATTGGACGTTGACGCGTGTTTTGCGTTGTGGGCTATACTGCATTCCTAACCCCAATGTAAAGCTGTTATCGTTGAAAGACGTTGATGAATCCGTCCGGATGAAGACGGGAATATCTTACTCTTTCTATGGAATGAAGCAGTCGGACGGAATGAATCGCTGTCTTATGTTGCGCGGATACGAGAACGAAGCTATAAGCAATACGAACAAGGTATATCCTCTATCCAAGTGGAAGAAATCGGACGTCATGGCCTACATCAAGGCAAAGAAACTGCCTGAACCCATATCCTACAACAAGAACAAATCGCAAGGTCTGACGTTTTTGCCGGAGGTATTCGATTACCTCCGCCGGCATTATCCGCAAGACCTCGAAAAGATTTACAAAGTATTCCCCTTATCCCGAAATATATTACTGCGATATGACGAAGAGAAAAGAGCAGCAGCCCAAATACAAGCAAAGTGAAACGGTCGTAATCAAGCGATCACAAATCAACTTTGCTCCATACAATCCACGCAAAGAAGACCCTGAAGTCATCAAGAAGCTCAAAAAGAACTTTAAAACTGTCGGCTATCTGGGCGGTATCGTATGGAATCAGTTGTCATCTTATCTGGTTTCAGGGCACAAGCGCGTACAGACGCTTGACATCATCAACAATTACGACGGGACACCTGAAACGGATTATGAGATCAAGGTAGAAGCTGTAGAGTTAGACGACAAGACAGAGCGCGAACAAAATATCTTCATGAACTCGCCCTCCGCAATGGGAGAATTCGACATGGAGAAAATAAAAGTACTTGTACCGGAAATAGACTATAAAGCCGCTGGCCTTTCTGAAGCAGACATGAACATATACGGTATATCCGTCATGCAGGACGAAATAAGTTCAGAACTGTCTGATACGTTAGGTGATTTCGAAGAGATACAACGACCGTTTGAGGAACGCAAGGCCGCGGTAAAGGAGATGAAAGAACAGATTCGTCAACAGGCAGAGCAAAAAGCGGAAGACATCGAATCCTATGTAATGCTCAACTTTAAGTCTTATAGGGCGAAATCATCATTCATGCTTCGGTTCGGGTTCAGGCCAGACGACAAAATAATCCCCGGCGAAATGTTCTCGGATATGGTTGAACGGGTCGAATAACGACAAAAACGACAGTATAAAAAATGGCAATGCCCTCCAAAAAACCGAAATTAGATACCTTTCGCAAGGTTGCAAATGCTTGCGGCGGTATTTTGTCAGACATAGCTGCTAATTTAGGTGTAGAGCGTAGCACAATTTACACATGGTGCAATGATGATGAGCAATTCGCCCAAGCCCTCGAAGATTCCCGTGAACGGTTCGTTGATTTGGCCGAAAGCAACCTGCGTAAATTGGTTGCCGGCGTTCCGGCCATCGAAAAGGACGAGAATGGCGAAAAGAGATTTGCCGGTTGGATCGAACGTCCCTCCGAAACAGCGATCATTTTCACTCTCAAAACACGCGGAAAAAAACGGGGATATGTAGAACGTCAAGAGGTTACAGGAGCAGATGGTGCCGAACTTATTCCACCTCGCACTCTCTCTCCCGAAGAGGCAAGACAATATGGGTTAAAACTTAACGAAGAGTATTAACGCACTACTCCGATTCGCGACATAGACATAGAGCGTACCTTCTGTCTTTCCGGTATGCTGAATTTCACCCGTTACATGTTCAAGCATAAGACGGGGATGCGGTTTATTGTCGGCGATCATCATCGCAAAATATGCGAAGCTCTTGACAAAGTCGTCCGTGGCGAAATAAAGCGTCTTATTATCAATATTGCGCCACGATATGGCAAGACCGAACTTGTCTCTAAGAACTTCATCGCCTACGGGCTGGCGTTAAACCCCCGCAGTAAGTTCATACACCTATCATACTCCGATGATCTTGTTCTCGACAACTCGAAAGAGATCAATGAAACGGTACAATCAGACTACTACCAGCGGCTTTTCCCTGAAGTAGTCGTCGAAAGCAAGAATGCTAAAAAGTGGTATACATCCGTCGGAGGCGGACTGTATGCAGTAAGTGCAGCAGGACAGGTTACAGGATTTGGTGCAGGTCAAGTAAATGATCCGTATAGGGAGCGGCGCGAAATGGGTGATTTTATTCCTGCGTGGGAAAGCGATTTTGCGGGAGCTATTGTTATCGACGACCCGATCAAACCGGAAGATGCACTATCCGAAACGATCCGCGAGCGGGTGAACAATCGCTTTGAATCGACTATCCGCAACCGCGTGAACTCGCGCAATACGCCTATCATAATCATTATGCAACGGCTCCATGAGCACGATCTATGCGGCTATCTTCAGGAGATCGAGCCGGAGGAATGGACGGTACTTTCGTTGCCCTGCATCTGGCATGACGAAAACGGACAGGAACAGCCTCTCTGGGAATTTAAGCATACGCTGGAGGAACTGCACAAAATCGAGAGATCGAACTCATTTGTCTTTGAAACGCAATATATGCAGAACCCGAAGCCGCTGGAAGGTTTGATGTATGGAGAGTTTAAGACATACGACATAATTCCATATGCAGCATCTATGAAGCGAAAGAACTACACGGATACCGCTGATACCGGCAGTGACTATCTGTGTTCTATTTGCTATACGGAAACTCCCATCGGCAATTTCGTGACGGACATTTTATATACACAGAAACCGATGGAATATACCGAGCCGGCAACAGCCGAGATGCTGTCCCGAAACAAGACGGAGATCTGCTACGTCGAGAGCAACAATGGCGGCAGGTCTTTCGGGCGCAATGTTGAGGCGCAGTGCCGAATAATCGGTAACAACTTTACATCGTTCAACCCATTTACGCAGACCGCCAACAAAAGGGTGCGTATTTTCACGCGATCGAATGAAGTGCAAAACCTTATTTATTTTCCGACCGGATGGGAGCACAAATGGCCGGAGTTCGCCTCGCATGTCAAATCATACCGTAAGCAGCAGGAGTTCAACAGCCATGACGACGCCGAAGATGCCCTGACCGGAGTAATCGAAAAGCGGGGGTATTTCAACAATGAAGAAGATTTAGACAAAGAGGATTTAGGAATTTGGTAAAAAGTACGGATATGGGATTTATAGACAACCTACTCAATGCGATACGCAATAAATATCTGAATGCAACCGGTGCAGAACGTGATCTGCTTACGCTTATCAAGGACAAAGACATTACACAGGCTCAAACACTTATGCAGAATCGCGATACGGAGGTTTTGCAGGCGATTCAGGAATATAACCCCGAACTCCACCGTATTATGCGAAAGGCCGATAAGATGCGGAAAGGCCAGGAGCCTTATCGTACCGAGAAGTTGCCTCGTGCACGACAGAAGTACATCAATGAGGTGGAACTATTCTTTCTGCTCGGGAATCCGATACGATGGAAGAAGGTGAACAACGAAGGTTCGGACGAGGCTTTCGAAGCATATAATCAATTTTTGCAAGATACACGATTCAACGTTTCCATGCGTAAAGCAAAACGCATTGCGGGAGCAGAAACTGAATGTGCCAAGCTCTACCACATCTATCGGGACGAGAATTTCCAACCGCAGGTAAAAGTTGTGGTAATTTGCAAGTCGAAAGGATACACCCTACGTCCATTATTCGACCTATACGAGAACCTCATTGCATTCGGGTATGGGTACTACCTTAAAGAGGGGACATCAACTATCGAGCATTTCGATATTCAAACACCTGATACGATCTACCGATGCAAACGAGGATCTCTTAATTGGGAGGTTATTGCAACTCCCAATCCAACCGGAAAAATCAATGTTATCTACTACCGACAGGATAAAGCGTGGGGAGGCCTCAACCCCCGCATAGACCGCGAGGAGGATATAGACAGCAAAATATCCGACACAAATAACTATTTCGCAGACCCTATCGCCGCAGCAACGGGCGATGTCGTAGATTTTTTGAAAGGTCGAGCCGACAAGCCCGGGAAAATGATTCGGATGACCGGAGCGGATTCAAAATTCGAGTACATCAATCCACCGACCTCTTCCGAGACGCAGCAACGGGAAAAGGAAGACCTCGCGCAGTCCATCTTGTTCGACACTTTCACGCCCGAGTTTACACCCGAGAAAATGGCTGGGCTGGGAACTTTGTCGGGCGAAGCGATCAAACGCGCGATGGTACTGGGATATATCAAGCGCGAAAATAATAAAGAGATATACGACATAGCCGTAGATAGGGAGAAAAATCTTATTCTCGCTATTATGATGAATGTAACCCATATTCATTTGCGTCCTGATTTGGCTGCGCTCAAAATAGAACACGAATTTGCCGAACCGTTCAATGAAGATGTCACCGCACGTTGGGCGGCTATAGGCCGTGCTGTGCAGGATGGCGTTATGTCGCTGGAAAAGGGCGTTGAACTAATGGGAACGGCCGATGATGTTACCGCTGAAATCGAGCGAATAAAGCAAGCGAAGGCAGAGGCATCTATGAACAATATTATAGAGCCAACATTCTAATTCGAAACGATGCCCGGATTGAATTTGAAAGCCGCCCAATGGGAGCAACAGCACAAAACGCATGTCGAAGAATATCTACGACAGATAGAGGCTTTGTATGATGTGGCCTCGGATGAATTGATTCGACTGGGAATGGGATATAAATATCAACCCAATACGGGGCGATTGTTCGCCTTCTCATCAAACAAAAGCCGTAGTAAACAAGCCGATGCCTCGTTATCTTCATTCCGAAATAAGTTGTCCACTATAATTACAGCGGGGATCACTTCGGAATGGTTTTTTGCCAACGACAAGAACGATTCATGGGTAAAACAACTATTCGACAATCCGAAAAAAGGATGGATGCTTCACAATCTCGGTGCACTTGAGGCATTTCAACGTAGAACAACTTACGGGCATAATTTATCCGAAAGAGTTTGGAGTATCGCCAAGCAGTTCGAACGGCACATAGAATTATCCTTATCTATAGGTATCAGCGAAGGCCGAAGCGCTGCCGATATAAGCCGTGATGTACGCGTCTATCTGAATGAGCCGGACAAACTATTTCGACGTGTCCGAAATGCGTTCGGCAATCTTACCCTGTCGAAAGTGGCGCAGGCTTATCACCCTGGGCAAGGCGTTTACCGGTCATCTTATCAGAATGCTATGCGTATGGCTCGCACCGAAATAAACAGCGCTTATCGTGAAGCCGACAGTATCCGCTGGCAACAACTTGATTTTATTGTCGGATATGAGGTAAAAACATCAAAATCGCACGTACAGTGGCTGGCAAAGTTCTGGTATCCGCGCTTCAAAAAAGGGCGTGCGCCGCTGGAAATATGTGACGCAATGGAGGGAAAATATCCGAAATCTTTCAAATTCATCGGGTGGCACCCGAACTGCAAGTGCTATGCAGTGCCAATTATAGCCAACGAGGGCACGGATAGGGATTTTTGGGAGGAACCGCTGAATGAGGTCAAGGATGTGCCCGACAACTTCAAACGATGGGTCGAGGACAACACCGAAAGAATCGAAAAGGCGAAGAATTTGCCGTATTTCATAGGGGAAAACAAAAAACACTTCAATGATTCGCTGTTCATCAATCGCGATGCCGTATAACTCTTGGCAAAAGCGCAGTACGTAGGGAATAAGTTGCAAGGTGTTGCATAAGGAGTTGAGGCAAAGTATGAGGCATCGTGCACGCCTATAAACTACAAAAGCAAGAATAGCATCGTTCGCAAGGTGAAACAGGAAAGGCAAAATCTATTAACACCAGGTTTCATCGTCCATTTGGCGGACATTCTCTCCGTCACTGTAAGCACTGTTCCAAAATGAAACACCCTTTGTCCGGCGAAATAGTGCGTCGGTTAGGCGTGAGGTTGTTGCTATTCACCACATCCAAGAGGAGAAATGCAGTAAAAACGGAATGACCGACGGAAATAAGATGTGCCCCGCCGATCATTCCAACTAAAATAACACGATATGACAAAGGTA